ATGCGCGATGCTTTGCGTGCATCAACCTGTTCGCGCACCCATTCTGCGGCGGTGCGGGTTTTTCCGAAACCGCGCCCCGCAAGGATAAGCCACGTTGTCCATTCGCCTGGCGGTGCCAGTTGTTCGTCTCGCGCCAGCAAGTCGCGCCAGTTGTGTGCCAGAGCTTCGGCCTCTTGCGGGCTGTATGCAGCGATTTCGGCGTCCAGCTCTGCACGCTGCGCTGGCGACATCGCCGCGATTCGGTCGCGCAGTCGCATTAGCCTTTCGATTCGATGCGGGCGATTGCCGACGCCAGCTTTTCACGCGAGCCGACAGCAACGTCAACTTGCACGGTTGGGCGCGGCGTCATACTGCCGTCTGTGCTTGTCATGTCGAGCTGGCTTGTTTCTTTCCACCGGGCGCGAGTTTTCAGCCAGAAAATCTGTGCCGTAACCGCCTTCATACCGCCCTTTGGATCGGTGGCCGTCCTAAACAGCGAATTGGCGACTTTCACGTTTGCCTTCATTGCTGCCGTTGCCAGTTCCTCGTGAAAGTGTTTTCTGAGCGTTTTTAAGTCAATTGGTTTTCCGCTGCGCCCGCGGATGACCTCGCAGATGTCCTCTTGCGTGATGCCCATAGCCGACATCATTTCCACCGTCCGACGCTGCTCTTCGGTCGGGCTAAACGGCGGCTGGCCCGGTTTCCGCGTATGTTTGTCCTGTGGTTTCAATTTTAACCCCTTTAGCAGTGCGTTTTATACTGGAGATCATTTGGTGACACTGCTAGTCTTTGCTCATCAAAAAAACACGAGGAAGAGAATGAAAACCAAACTGGAAACTCTGAAAGAAGCGGCCCGTTCTGAGGATTGGAAAACAGCCATCTCCATAGCTGCTAAGTTCCCCCGCCTCGGCCCCATCCGCAACGCGGTGCTGGATGCCCATATGGCCTATACCAACCCGCGATTTTTAGCGCAGATCGGCAAGAGCGTTGAAGAGTGCATCAATGCCGGGAAATTAGCCCTCATCAAGAGGTACCTCGAACATTGATTCATCCACATCAACAACGCCGCAGGCTTCGACGGCTTTTCGCGGATCGCCTTTGCAGAAAACAAGCACGTTTTGATGGGTCTTGCCCAGCTTTCGGCTGGCGCTGAATTGCTTGCCTGCGCGGATCGGAAGCGATCCGATGGCCGTGACTAACACCGCTTCGTTGTAAAGCCGCGCGCCTGCATTCTCGAATGCCTCGACGGTATGCCAGGGGAAGCCGCGGTAGAACCCCTTTTTGTCTCGAAAGTCGCCAACCACGAACGCGGCGAATCGGTCGGGCTTCAGGAGCGCCACGGTCTCGGCGATGATGTGGTTATAGGCGGCGCGGAACTCATCGTAAGGCACTGCCGACAGATCGGCTGGGTCGTCGCTATAAATTTCCAGATCGCCATACGGCGGGCAGGAAAATACGAAGTCTGCTTCTATTCCCTTGGCGTGGCGCGCAATGTCGCGGCTGTCCCCGCAATGCCAGACCGGCATTGGGTCGCCGCAAATAGCCTCGGCTTGCACGCGATTCGCTTCCACCTGCTCGGCGCGTAGCTCGATCCCGACGTATTGCCGCCCTAGCTTTGACGCGACGATGCCGCGCACCGAGCCGCCAGCAAACGGGTCTAGGATAGTGCCGCCCGGCGGGCAAAACCAACGATAGGCGATCTCGCAAAGTACGGGGTCAAAGATGGAGGTGCCGGAAGTGGCTGTTTTTGACCGCTCTCCGTTCCGCACCCGATAGCCATCGAACTGCTGTGCCATGCCCGTCCACGTTAGACCGTCCGTATTTGGCTTTGTCGCGTTCATACGCCCCCCCCCGACAACGTGTTCGCCGCGCATAAGGTCTTGGCCGAAGGTGCGTGCGTTCTTACCCAACTTGACGCCCTCTGCCGTCGCCGCGCGCGCGGTTGCTGTAATCTGCCGCCGGCATCATTGAGCCGCCCGGAGTTGCCCCACCACCACCGCGACCCAGCTCGCTTTTGATGCCCATGTCCAGCCACATGCGCTTGCGATCCTGCCACCAGCCTTCGCGGGCGTTGAGGACGCTAAACGGGGGAATCATTAACCGCGCGGCAAGGCTGCCGGCTCCGCCTTCGCCCGATCCTTCGTCAAGTTCTTTGAGGTGCAGCAAGTCGGCAAGTTCGTCGCCGCTGAACCCAATCAGGTCAATGTCGAAGCCATCGTCCCGCAGCTCGCCAAGCTCCAGCGCCAGCAGTTCGTTTTCCCATCCAGCGTTCAACGCCAGCTTGTTGTCGGCAAGGATGTAGGCCCGCTTCTGCGCATCTGTCATGTGCGCAAGCTCAATGCAGGGCACCTCATCCATGCCCAGCTTGCGCGCTGCGAGCACTCTGCCGTGGCCCGCGATGATGCCGCGCTCGCCGTCGATCAAAACGGGGTTCGTCCATCCGAACTCCCGGATGCTGGCCGCAAGCTGCGCCACCTGCTCATCGCTATGCATCCGAGCGTTGCGGGCGTAGGGGATTAGGTCAGCGACAGGAACCTTTTTTATAGCAGGGAAGAAATTTGTATTCGTCGCCAATTTTTTGGATGCTGCCATATTTTTTGGACTTTCTGGAGATGCGCTTTATTGCATCTCGCCGTAAATCAGATTCCGCTGGTCCTGCATGGCCGCGATAGCCAGCTGCATGATGACCGCGCATTCCTCTGGCGTTGCCAAGTGGCCGTCAACGTCCTCTTGCTCCAGCGAGAGCGCACCGGACTCGGTGTCAATCTTGATGATGATTTTGAGTTTCATGGTTTGTCCGCGCCTGCCGCTGTCACACGACTAGGAGGGAAACGAGGGGCTTGTCGCATCGCGGACTGCGGCGGTTACGCACTCACCGCTTGCGGCGCCTTTGCGGCGTTTACACTTTTTTGCAATTTTGCCCTTGCGCATCTTGATTGATGCGGCTAATATTTAGTCATCGAAACGCAGCAACCAACCAGGAGAAAGACCATGTATCAACGCATCAACTTTTCAGACTTTATTGACGCCTTCCGCAACCACGACCGCGCGGAACAATTTAGCTACGACGGAAAACGCGCGCTGTTCGATCATCTCGAACAGCTTGAAGAGGACACTGGCGAACCGATTGAACTCGATGTCATAGGGTTGTGCTGCGACTACGCGGAGTCAACTGCCGATGAAATCATCGAGGAATACGACCTTGACACATCGGATTGCGAAGATGACGACGCCCGGCGCGATCTGGTCGATGGATTCTTGAATGAAAACACGATCATCATCTGGTCTAAGGGCGACACGTTCCTCTATCAACAATTTTGAGGAGCAAGCAATGAACTCGACAAATCATCAAAAAATCCACACCAGCCACGGCGGCGCCCGCAATGGCGCTGGCCGCAAACCTGTCGATACCGTCGAACATCGCGTGCGCTTGCCGCGCGATGTGATCGCCCTGCTCGTTGCCCTTGGCGATGGACGTTTGCGAGACGGCATCGTCAAGCTAGCTCGGTCATACAGAGCAGAATAAAAAGCCCCGCGCGAGGAGTCAGCAGCGGGGAACGCGCCGGGGGCGGCGCGGGAGGGAGACAACAAAAAAGCCGCCCGAATTGCTCCGATGCGGCTCAGATTTTCGTAGAGACAATTTCACTCATACGAAATTACCGCTATTTTGTCATGTTTTTTGGACAGTTGTCAAGACATCTCCTTGATGTAGGCGCGCACATCGGTGGCCTTGATGCCACCCGCATAGGTGCGGCCAGCGATCCACGCTTCGGCGCATGAAATCGCTTTGCCTGCAGTGGATTCGATGTTGAGCCAGCTACTGGTCATTGCTCGACGCGCGCGCAAATCGTCCACCAGTCGCTTTAGCGCGTCAATGCCGTCTGACTTGCCTTCAACCCGCACCCCCGTGTCGTCAACGTACCCCTGCCAAAACGAAGTCACGCGGCGCCCGCGTCTGCGGTACGTGAGCAATGCGGCAACGATCAAAGCAGAAGGCATCAATTCCGGGGATGCGCCCCGCAGCCCATCCAACCACATTAACTCCACCTTCCACCTCATCACCGCGTCATAGATGGTGCATTCGCGGCATATGACTCTGAGGGCAGAAGTGATCCCGCCGACTTGCAGCAAACGGGATTCCGGGGTGATCCCGTGCAGACGATAGGCGCCCGTCAGCCGGTCGGTCGCATTTTCAGCGGCAGACGCATTGTCGAAGTGCTTGTAGAGATCAAGCACCTCCGGCATTGAAATGACTGGGTACACATCAACATGGACTTGATCCGGTCGGGCAAGCAGCTTTTGCTGCCACAGGTAGGCGCGCGTATGCCCGTCGAGCTTGATCCTCATGCCGCCAGGGAATTCGGCACACGCAACGCGCGATTGCGTTGGACTGCTCGTTGACAGATGG